AAAGCAGAAAATAAAAAAGGTTTTACTTTCACAAAAAATATTATATTTTATTTGTTTTTATTTTTATGTATTTATCCATATTATTTATAATAAAAATTAAAAATATCATTTAATATAAAATTTAAATTTTATTATTAACAATCATTGTAAATATTATTATAAAGTTTAATTAATAAAACTGTTCTTTATTTTTTGTTTTTTAACTTTAATTAAAATATATTTGTTACATATTTATTGAAACCGTTTTAAAAATATATTTGCATATTAATTTATTTATAAACTTTATTTATATTTTAAAAAATAATAAAAGCGAGGATTTACAATCACTCGCTTTTAAAATATATTCACCTGTTTATCAGGTGAATTTGATCAAATGATACCCATGTCGAGAATGGTGATGGTTGCGTAGAAATCTGAACGAACCATTTTCTTCCCGTAACGGGTCATAATACCCTTTCTGGGTGTAAAGTGTTCAGTGTCATAAATCACTGGGGTCAAGATAAGGGGAACATATGGCGCATAGATATATCCGCTTTCCAAGAATGTTGATCCCTTAAGCCCAATCAAAATTTTATTCACTGGGAAGTAGGGATCGCGGAATACGGTATATCTACTATTTAGAGTACCAATAGACTCCGCACCAATGCTCATAGAGTCTTTTACTTGACCATCACTATCAATCTTGTAATTGGCTCTATAGGCAGTTGTATGTTCTAGAATTGTAGAAACTTCTGGGCCGCATACTACGAAATTGCCAGAGCCGCGCAAGGTTTTCTTGTGGATAACATTTGCTGCATCTGTAATTACCTCCATGAGAGTTTCATACCATTCGCGAACGTTACCCGTAAAGTTTGGTCCTGGGGCTAATGTCTGACTTCTAAGTCCTTCCTGACCGGTGTATTTATTGACAAATCTTCCAGGAGCACGACTCCAGTAGTAATTTGCGGCAGATGCTTGAGTAAGTAAGTCATTGAGAATTTCACGATCGATATCGAGCGTGATCATCTCACTTAGAATATTTGTCAATTCAGCTTCAACGTCAATTGAGTAGAACGCAGTGAGGTCCTGAGCCATTTCTGGTGACCAACGCGCTCTCATCTTACGTGTTGTTGCAGTGACAGCAACCGATTCAATCTTGATCTCAACTTCTGGGATCCTTGGAGAAGGATCAAAAGCGAAGTTAGATTCAAATCCCGGAACAACGAGTACAGAGCCGTCACTGTTTACAGAAAGTGCATCACTTATTACAGCGGAAGCAGTAACTGCATTAGTAGTGGCGTTGCCAAGTGTTGGAGGGGCGGATGCATTTCCAAGAGCAAGCACGAAAAGAATGTGTGTACCTCCAAGAGCATCCGGAGTAAAGATACCAGTTGTTGGATTCCAAAAACCTCTCTTTGTGTGTCCACGGTGATTAATTACACCTTGTCCACCTTGGAATCTTTCACCCCAAGCAGTGGCACCACCAGGAGTTCCGCCAACACCTGTTATTGCAATTTGTTCGAGAGAAGTGAGATCAACGCCATTAATTTTCGAAGTTAATTCTGAGGCGGACATAATTGCAAAACAGAAGTCGAGTTTGTTTGTATCAACTGCTGCTGCAATTTCTGGATCATAATCTGTGAAACGACCATTATATCCAACAAGGTCATCAGATGATCTCACGGCAGCATTGGGTGTCCAGACAGAACCTGACACCCATGCACCAACGGAATCGGTATTAATAACTAAGTTCGTAGCTTGCTTGTGAACTCGGCTTGCACCTGTTCCAATTAGACCATATTGTCCACCTGTTCCAAATGCACCAGAGCGAACAGCTGCACCAGCAGGATTGCCGTAAACAGATTGTCCTTTTGTATATGTTTCATTAGCTGATGTGTCACTTAGTAACAAACCAGCATCGCCACCAACGTTTGAACCATAGGTGTAATCTAAATAAAATAACAAACCTGATGGTAAACTCATTGGTTGAACAGACACAAGTTCATTTGCAATGAGTCCGGCAAATACACGACGAACAATTGGAAATGCGACATTTGTAAAACCAGCAACTTGTCCAGAGGAAGCTAATCCAGCACCACCAAGTGAGAGTGCGTTTGCTTCCATAAGCATATTAGCATTACGAAGTATTTCGGCTGCCTGGTTTTCGAGTAATCGAGCCATTTTTTCTTTTTCGATACCACTGAGACCTTCTAGAAGGCCTGTTGCAGCCCATTTGGATACTAGTCTGCTTGATCCGGCGTTTACACTTGTTCTGTTAATTCCTTCTGCGAGCTGAGCAATTGTGAATGGTTTATAAGACATTTTATATTTCTCCTAATTTATCCTTTGATATATATTAACTATTTACTTTTTTTGACAATTCCCGCAAGTTGCATCCAACGATTTGGATTTAGTGTAAGATTCATAGCTGTAACAGCTTCTGTAAGAAATGTGCCTGGTTTAGAAGAAGAACCAAATGATGAAATTGGTCTTGTTCCTTCTTCTAGCATTCTTTTAACTTTCAAATATTTTGATTTTAATTCTTGTAAGTCTTGAGCACTGTCGAGATATTTAACAATTTTTCGTTTTGCATTTGTTGACAAATTATGCTCGGCGAAAAGTTTGGCGGTATAAATTGAAATAGCAGACAGAAATTGCTGTTCCGCAAGTCTTCTTCTTAAAATTCTGTTTTCTTTTGCAATTTTTGATTCGGTAACAACTTCTTTCTTGCTTTTTACCTTTTTTACATCATCATCATCTAATACGTCATCATCATCGTCTAATACATCATCATCGTCTGAATCATCATCATCATCATCTAATACGTCATCATCATCGTCTAATACATCATCATCATCTAATACGTCATCATCATCGTCTGAATCATCATCATCATCATCTAATACGTCATCATCATCTAATACGTCATCATCATCGTCTAATACATCATCATCATCTGAAACATGTTTTAATGAATCATGTTTTTCTGATTTATCTTTTTCATCTTCTTCATCTGGAACTATTTCTATTTCCATATCATCATCATCATCATGATCATCGTCACGATGACGACGGGGTTTGCTATATTCTTTATAAGTTGAAGCTTTTGACCAAAACTCTTTTTCGTCGTCATCATCATCGTCATGAAGTTTAACACTTGAAACTTCTCCATCTTTATCAACTGTAATCTTCAAGTTAACGTTCACTGGTGTTTCTGAAGTATCATCCATCATTCCACATTCCTTGAGTTCTTTTTTAATTTTTCTTTCTTGTTTTTTGATTTCACTTAATTTTTTTTCTAATCTTTCTTTTTTCATAGAAAGATCAGAATCATCAGAAACATCAGAATCTATATTCTTTAACATTTCAATTAATTCAGCTTCAAGTTGCGGGTCTTCAGATTCGCAAAGTTCTGAATGTTTCTTTTTATCTAAATCTTCAATATCGTCAAAATACCGTGAAGATTTTTTCATAGCATAATCATCATCTAGAGTTGTAGTATTCTTAATTCCCCAATCAATTGAATCGCCATCTCCGAAACCAGTGTGTCCCTTAGATTCTGATTCTTCGAAAAGGGAACGCGCATATTCTTCTAATGATTGTAAACTTTTTTTAGACATTTCACTTTCTTCCTTTTTATTCTTTGTTTTATAAATATTTTGTTCTTCGTCAGTTTTCTTTAAATCTTGGAACATTAATTCCATTGCTGCTTCAGCAATGGCAATTGTTTTTTCTGGGATTTCTTTATTTTCTCTCGCAATTTTAGAAATCTCGTAAAGAGTTAAAATTTTATTTTTTAAAATTTCCTTACCAACACCAGATTTTTTATATTTATGAAAATCCTTTTCAAGTAATTTTAAATAAGACTTAAAAGATTCCGCTACTATATTTGCAGGTTCTCCCGCTTCAGGTTCCATTGGAACATTTGTAGAAGAAACAGGAGTTATTGTGGCAGCGGAAATGTTTGGTTCTGAACCTTCAGGAGTTGCTGCAAATAATTTTTCAATATCAACGGTAATTTTACCGTCAGCTCCAATCATTGGAATTTCAAGATCTCCTTCTTTAACTGGAGTTGAAACAGGCAGTTGTGATGGTTCTTGCATGTTTGAGGTAGTATTCATATCTGTATCTGTTTTCATATAAGAATCTGTTGGATTTATTGGTGGGGTTAAAGTTGCTGTTGCCATATCTCCTGTTGGAGGGACGGGAGTTGTGTTTATTGGGGCAACCGCTGGCATTTTTGGGTTTGCTGCATTTGCTCCTAGTTCGTTTCCTGTGGGAAGATTCGTCATATCTTCTTGTTCTAGAAGCATAGGAACCCCAGAAATTTCCTCATCTAGCATTTTAGCTATCTGAGCAGAAACTTTTGAAAGAATAGCTTTCTCCGCTTCGCGTTTTGCAAGCTCTCTTAATTTTTTAGCTTCAATTAGAGCTTGTTTATAAATTGGGGTTGTATCTTCTATCATTTTTTAAATTAAAAACCTCTCTCCCGTTAATTATGAGATACGAACACGAAAACTATTTCCAGAGCCAATACCCAAACCTTTTTGTGCTGGATCAACTATGGCGCCAACTGTTGAATTTGGGGAAACCAAACCATTACCAATAAACGCACCTTGGCTCCTAGATCTAAGGTTGTTTGTTAATTCAACACCAGTATCGGGTATGGCTGCTGGATTATGACCATTTCCTTCACCTGGAACTCCTAAATTTGGAGCAAAAGGTGATCCAGGTTTACCTCCTCCTCCAACTTCAACTGTTGATAGGTCTGGTGCACCTTGATAGTAACGATCAACAAGACCAAATGCGTAACCGCCGTCGTTGATTTGTCCCCCACTCAACTCTCTCGGTTGAAAAAATGCTGCACGAACGGTCTCGTCAGAACTATATGTCCCGTCAAATATTGGTGATGTTGTGTAAGCCATCCTTTTTGCTCTTGTATCCGAAGAGCCCAATCCAAAATTTCTAGCGGGTATTTCTACAACATAACCCGGTCTAATTGCTGGCATGATATATCTCCTTAATTGGTAAATATATCATTTAAAAAAAATATTCTAATTTACTTATATTTGTTCTTTAGATACCGCCTGTTCTTCGGTTAGAATCTGGTCTGTTTTTTATTGGTGAATTAAAAGCTAAGCTGGCCCAACGGCTAGCTTGTAATTGATTACTTGTATGTCCCGTATGAGATGCTTGTCCTTTAATGTTATGTAAAAATTGTTGTTGTTGAGGTTGTTGTTGCGGCTGTTGATGATGCATGTAATTTTGAGGTTGTTGAAAATAGTAATCTTGGTTTGGAGCTTGCATTTGTATGTTTTTTATAATATTTAATGGATCCAAATCAGCTCCAGTTTGTTGTTTCATTGTAAACTCAGAATCACTAAAAATTGCTTCATATAACTTAGCTTCTTCAGATGTTTTAGCTATCGAACCAGCTATTTTTTTAACTTTGTCACTAACTCCTACATTTGGAATTTGTTGCGGATAACCATAATTTATGTTTTGAATTGGTATTTGTTGCGTTTGTATTACTTCCCTAACAATATTGTTTAACGCTCCTTCATCAATTAGTTCTTTTAAACATTCTTTAACAATTGCTTTTAATTCACTTCTATGTATTTTCATTTTGTTTTCCTTAATGATAAAATCTCATTCATAATTTTATTTAGTTTATGATTTCTTTTCTTTATTTGGAATTTTGTGTTATATTCGTTTAAAGCTTCAATTTCTTCTTTTTTTAATTCTCTAGCCTCTGTTAGAGACATATAAGCACCAGGAGTTGACGGCTCAGAAACTATATCCCAACAAATTATTTGAAGATCATCACCAACGAAATCGACAATTCCATGATTACCAAATTGTTTTTTTTCTAATGAACCAACCGCTCTAGAACTAATTCCAGGTTTACCACCGGCTTCCACCATTGATCTAACAATATCTCCATTTGCATTGTTTAATATTTGAATTTTAGCTTTTACAGCGTTTCCTTCGACCCATATTTTTTTAATAATGTGACAAATATTTTTTGTAGACACAATTGGGCTATCCGCATGATCCAATTCGCCCCAAGCGCAATCACCTTTTACAAAGACATTATTATAATTTTCAATTTCCGCTAAAAGAATATCTTTACTATACACTCTTCCATTTTTATTTAAAACATCAAATCTTTGAATAACGCCAGTAAGAAACAAAGGTTTACTTCTGTCTTTTAATGCCTCGACAGTGTCTTTATCATCCTTGTCATAATCAAAGGATGTATATTCTTTTAAAAGATACAGTTTATCCATCTATCAACTCCCTTTTGAGTTTTGACATCCCAAGATAAAAGGTTACAGTTTCATCATTTAAATTATTAATATCGTTATAATCATTATTAATCATTAATTTTATTTCATTTAGTTTTTTCTTAATTTCTTCATTTTCTTCACTTAATTCAAAATTATTAATACTAGATTTTAGATTTTCAAAAATAAAACCAAGTTCTTTTTTTGCTTCATCATTATTTTGTTGCAAAACATACAATGTAATAATTCTTTTTTGTTCCTCATTCAAAGAATCAAATTTTTCATTTATTTTATTAATCATAATGTCAACAATCAATCGATTTACTTCTTCTCCATTGTTAGAATGATCAGAAGTTAAATTTGTCACATTGTTGATATTATTTGGTAAAAGCATATGTTCTATCAATAATTCTTCAAAATGAAAAACGGCAGAAATATTTTCATTAATTTTATGACCACGCCATGAATTTAATAAAATTTGTATAGAACTATACAATTTATGATCTTCAATATTTTGTTTGAAAAAATTTGGATCTTTTAATGTTTGATTAATATCATTTACTAAATTTATTTTTTCCAAATCTAATTTTGATTGATTTTGTGTTACAGCTAATTCTTTTACTTTTTCAATAAGTCTAATTGCAGCATCACGATTTGATACTTTTGTTTCTTTTAAAACTCTAAAAAGTTTTAGTTCTTTATATAATTCTGTAGAATTATTAAAATGTTTTTTAAATAAAATTTTAGCTTTTTTTACATCTTCTTCTCTAGATTCAAGTAAAGCTTTTGCCATATAACGACAAATAAATTCATAAATTAAACCTACGTTCTTTTTTTTGTTGTGAACTATTCTATTTTTTGTAATCATTTTTGCCATTCTATATATTTGTATTAATAAATAAATAGATTTAAAATAAATAGAATTATTTATTTTATTTTTCAAAACAATCAGCCAAATCTTCAAGTGTTAACATAGAATCATCAGTAATTGAATTATCTTCTTCATTGATAAATTCAATATCAATATATTGATTATTTTTTGCAAAATGTTCTTGGAATTTATTTAGCATAGATTGCACATCTTTACTAACATTTGGAAGTGCCCTTTTTTTAGTTCCATGCTTCTTTAATTCAATTTCTAATAAAGATTTTATGTCATATGGATCTTTCATATATCTATTATCCGCAGACAACATTTTATTAAAATCGGGCATTGCTAGAGCTCTATTGCCCGTAAATTCCTTACGCCTTTCTCTTTTTCTTGCGGCATTATCAAGATTTGGAGTTGGATTTGCTTTTATTGGAGGTTTAGATTTATCTATTGAAAAATTATAGTTTTTACCTTGTAACGGTTCCGGATTTGCTGTTTGCATTGTTCCTGATAATTCTTTTTCAATCTCGGGGGATACAGGAACACCTGTGATCTTTTTGTAATTACTTGGATCAAATGGATCGACAATTGTTTTTTGATTTGTATCTTGAATAGAAACCTTTTGAAGTCTTAAGAACCTTTCTTGTTCTTCAAATTTTTGTTTTCTAATTTCAAGTATTTCATCTTTTCTTAGTTTCAAAATTTCTTTTTGAATCCATTCTTCACTGAGTATTGTGGATTCTCTTGCCATTTCTTGAGCTTTAGCCGCCGCTTCTAGGCGAGTCATAAGTAATTGTAGTTTTTGTTGAACAGCAACCGTACTCGGGTTGGAAAGCTTTAATTCGAAATCTATAAGATCTTCTCCTTCAAATCCTTTTGCGAAAAGATGAATGATCGCCAATTTACTCAACTCTGCTAAAATTACTTTTTGTAAAGTGTTAATTGTTCTAGAAAATCTTATATCTTCTTGAGATAATGTTGCTTTACTTGATAAACTTTCATCATATGTAAGATATGCTCTTGGAACCTTCAAAGCTGCAAATAATTTCTTCTGAATATATTCAACATCTTCTGTTGCTGAAACATGTTGACCACCTGCAAGAGTCTCAATTTTCGTTAAATTGTTTGGTCGAGTTGGTAAAAAATAATCCTCGTTAACATCAATGGCATTATATCTGAAATCCATTCTGCCATTCATTTTATCTATTACGCTATTACCTTTTATTGTTTGAGTTACGGCCTCCATATAAGTTGGAACATCATTAGGATGAATGCCTGATACATCAATATAAAAAACTCTTCTCTCTGGAGATCTTACTACTCTATAAACAAGCATTGCATCTTCAAGCATTGTAAGTTGTCTCCAGGTTCTTCTTGCCGGTTCAAGAAGAGAAGAGCCATATGGATGAAATAATTCATTTCCTTGCAATCTAAAATGAGTTACCTGCCAATTTTCCAAAATTTTTCCGCCATGGGTCAAAAGTTTAAATCTGACAGCATAAGGATCAGAAGGATCATATCCTTCTTCACGCTCTATGATGTTTACAGGAATTGGTTCAACGTGAATTACACCTTGATCTGGTACAACTTCGTTATATAAAAAGAAATCTCCGTATTTGACGAGATTTCTAACCCAATATCTCATGTCTAATTCAACGTTAGCTGTTTCATAAAATAACTCTTCTAAAGCATTTCTTATTTGTCTGTTGTCTGTGTAAATATGTAAACATTTTCCATCTTCATCAGGAGCACAAGATTCGTCAGCGTAGATATCTAAAGCAGATGCTATTTCCGCAGTATATTCCATTTCCTGAAATTCTGCATATCGACTCATTCTATCAAGAAGACCATATGCACCCATTACGGAAAATGGACTTACTTCTCTTTTAAAGGCGGCGGCGCCATAATATCCTAAATTATTTTGAACAACACTTTTATCATAAAAATTTTTAGGATCTATACCTCTTATTTTTTGTCTTATAGCAGGTCCAGTTCTAAATAATCTTGTTAATCTTTGAAAAAAAGATTCGTTTTTTGAATTTGACATATTTTTATAATATAAGTAGTTTTATTTTTTGTATGCTTTATATTTTAAAACAAATGCTAGAACTTGAAGAGAAACATAAAGCTAAAATAAGGTATGTTGCATCTTATATTGGAAACACAACGTCAGAATGGTTAGTAATAAAACGCCATTTAATTAATGCTTTCGATTCAAAAGATCGGAGTTTATTTTCTACAAGACATCCGAAAACTAAAAAACAAATTGTTAATGATTTTGATAAATTAGTTATGGAATATTGGTATTTAATAACAGGTGTGAGAGTTGTTTTAGATCCAAGTAAAATTCACGACCCAAATTGGATATATAAACCAAAAGGATGGCGTTTGAGGGAAATTAATAATGAAAGAAAAGAAAAGAAAAATAGAAATGTTAATAGATAATGAAATTGATAAAATTATATTAAACGAACAAGACTATGGAGCGGAATATGATTCTTTAGGTGGAATTTATGATGATTACTATGGCTCTATGGGTTATGGATATGGACATTATGGGGGAGGAGGAAAAGCTAGTGGTATACTGAATATTTTACCAATCGGTATTGTTCCAAGAGTTGGTAAAACACTTCTTTGGGGGGTTGCAAACATGTCAGCAAGAGTTTTACGTTTATTAAAAACTTTATTTACTTTTGTCGCAAAAGCTTTCGTTCCTCAACTTAAAATATTAAATGATTACGAAGAAATAAGAAACGATGAAATAAAAACCTTAGAAAAAATTGATAAAAAATATGCTAAAGTTTTATCTGAAAATATGCAGGTGTTAAAAAATTTAGATGCCTGGGGTATTGTTTTTCTTTTGGACCCGTCACTTGGTCTTGGATGGAAACTTGCAGAAACAGCACCATCTTTGGCAATAAATTTGCTTGATGCTCTAACTGCTGGGAAAGCTCAGGTATTATTAAAATCATATTTAGAAAAAAATAAATATAAAACAAAAGGCAATTATAAAAATATATTCAATTTATTTCGTCAAGCTGGATTCTATAGTTCTAGTTCTGATTTTGATCTTTATGAACAAGTTCAAAATCAAGAACAAGAAAAAGAATTAATAAAAAATTTTTTTTCTTCAAAAGAAGTTAATCAAGCAATCAATAGTTCTGGCGTTGCACCGAAAATTAGAGCATTTGCAAGAAATGCAATATTGTCAAGAATTAACAAAGTTCTAGCGGCGAAAACAATTGAAGAATTAATGCAAACAGCACCAGAATTATCTAATCAAATAAAAGTTACACTTGATACACTTATGCAAGAAGCACAAAATAATAAATTTAATGAAAATGAAATAGCTCAAGCTAAAGCTGGTTTACTTGGACAAATAAAAGAACAAGAGAAAAAAATTGCCATTGAAAATTTAACAAAAGCAGCCCAAAAAAATGCAACAATTAATTCAATGGTTTCAAATATTATTAAACAAATAAAAACAATAAAATAAAATCATATATTCAAATATTATACATATATTAATAAAAAGTTTTATTATAAACACCGTGAGGACTTTATATGCCTAAAAAAAAAGGTTCAGAAGAAGTAACAGCAGATTCTATGCCAACAAGTGTTACTGAATTAAAACCACTTGTTGATGAATTTATGAAAAAATATAAAACAATAAAACAAGAACAAGAACTTTTGAAAAATCAAGAGAAAGAATTGTTTGAAGAATACAAAACAAAAATAGATATAAAGGAATTAAAAGCGGCAATGAAAGTTGCTGCTATTATGGAAAAAATATCACATAAAGATGCATTTGACACAATTCTTGAATGTATTGAAAATGATTAAAACACAATACATTTTTTAAATCAAAAAAAAAATAAAAAAGAAAGTTGAAGTTTAATGCTATGACTAAATCAAAAATTGAAATTAAAAAGAGACGAGAACTACCAGAAATTTTATACGAAGCCCCATCCTATCCAGGAGAAGAAACAAGTCCTATTCCCTATATTGAATGCGATAAAGAAAACGAAATGCCTTGTTCATTATTTTTATTTGAATATTTCGACACAGGAGAAGTTGAAATTGATGAAAATGGAAAACCAGCGAAAATAATTGAACAAATCCCTCATCATTATATTGATATGAATTTATTAAAAAAAGTTTTAACTCCTGAGGAACTTGACAGAGTTAGAGTAGCTCTTGGAATGAAACCTCTTGCAATTGCTCAATCAGAAGGTAAAGCAATTATCGACAAAGTTATGTCAAAAGAAAAAGAATTAAAAGAAAAAGCAATTTTAACACAAGAAGAACGAATTAATCTTCATAAAAAATCATTGGAAAATAGAAAAAAGAATTCGGAGAATTAATATGAAATTGCATCCCAGTGTAATAGATAAATTTATTTATTTATGTAAAAATTATGGCGGGCATCAACATGAAGATAAACTAAGAAAACAATTTGAACAAATTAGTTTATCAATACACATTAATACAGAAGGGAATATGTTTTTAGTGGAAACACAATTGCTTATAAATGAAAGAAATCTAAGAAAGATGGACATAAGTGATATAATTCCAATGAAACTTCACCCTATTACGATAAATAAAATAATGTCAATTTATGAAATGTATTCTGGTCATTCAAATGAAAAAAAACTCGTTCAATCATTTAGAAACCTTGACCTAACTCCATATGAAAGAATTATAAATGGAAATGATACTGTTTTAGTTCCAACTGAAGAATTTATAAAGGTCATGCAAGCGACTGGAAGAAGAGGTGAATAATATGTCTTTCTCAATAGGACAAATTGTATATATTGCCCCCAATTCAAACAAACAAAAAATAATTCCAGCTTTAGTTCAAGAAGAAACTAGATCAAGAACTTTGAACGGAGAATCTGTAACTTATAAAGTTTTAATTGGACCTCCAAATTCACCTAAAAGTAAAATTGTTTCTACGAGTCAAATATCTGGTAAAATTTTTGCCTCACTAGAAGAATTAAAAGAAGTTGTAATTAAAGATGTTGTATCTTTTATTGAAGAAAAATGTGCTGAAGCAGAAGAACTGGCTAATAGACTATATGGAAATTTAGAATACTCTACATCTAATAATTCTGTTAGTAAAGATGGAAAAATAGATCCAACAATTATTTTTGATGAAATTGATAGTTTTCCAACGCAGCAAATTCAAGGAACACCAAAAAAACAAACTGTAAATAATGGAAATCAATCAGTTCCTGTAAATATGCATAATTCCAATGGACAACCAGTAAGTTATCAAGAAATAAGACAAAGAATAATGGAAAAAATGATGGATGATACAAATATGCAACTAATTCAAACGGATAATGAAACAATTAAAGATAATCAAGTTCAAAATAAAAAATAATCATTAAAAATAAAAACGTAAAATATAGAGTATGAAAATGAATAAATCGTTATTAAATTCAACAAAAACAATTTTTCAAAATATAGATTTTAGTCCGAAAGCACATAAAGAAATACTTGCCGGTGCTGAATTGCTTTATAAAGCGGTTAAATCAACAATGGGACCATCTGGTCATAATGTAATTATTGAAAATGGATATTCAGCTCCATTAATTACAAAAGATGGTGTAACTGTAGCAAAGAGTATAAACTTAAGAGAAAAACTACCATCTATTGGGGCTGAATTACTAAAAGAAATTGCTGCGAAAACAAATGAAATGACGGGTGATGGAACCACAACTTGCACGGTTCTTGGATACGCAATGTTGTCTCAAGGTATAAAAATGATTTCTACCGGCCGTTCTTCTATTCATATTAAAAGAGGAATGGAAAAGGCAACTGAAATTATTATAGAGTCTCTAAAAAAAATGGCAATTAAAGTTAGAGACAACGAAGATATAATTTCAATTGGAACAATTTCAGCAAATGGTGATAGGCAAATTGGAACTTTACTTTGTGAAGCTATTAATAAAGTTGGACAAGATGGAATCATTACAATTGAACCCGCTAAAAGCGTACATACAACATTAGAAGTTGTTCAAGGAATGCAATTTGAAACAGGATATATATCACCATATTTTGTTACAAATCAAGAAAAATTAACATGCGAATTAAATGAACCTCTTGTTTTAATAACAGACAAAAAGTTATCTGTTTTAGCTGAAGTACTCCCAGCGCTTGAACTTGCGAATCAATCAGGGAGACCTTTGCTAATTATTGCGGATCAAGTTGAAGGAGAAGTTCTTCACACCCTAATTGTAAACAAAATGAAGGGTGTTTTATTTTCTTGTGCAGTAACCGCTCCATCTTATGGAGAAAATAGAAGCAACATATTGCATGACATTGCTCTTGTAACTGGGGGGACTGTTTTTGATGCGACAAATGGATCTGGATTAAAATCTATTACTTTTGAAGATTTTGGCGAATGTGAAAAAGTAATAATTGGAAGAACTTATACAACTATTGTTGGAAAATATAGTGAAGACAAACAAGAACAAATTAATAAAAGAATTGAAACAATTAGAAACATTCTTGAAAAAGAAAAGACTATTGATGATCTCAGAAGAGATAATCTAAAAAAAAGACTTGCAAAACTATCTGGAGGAGTTGCTGTAATTAAAGTAGGCGGCTCAACGGAAGTTGAAATAATGGAAAAGAAAGATAGAGTTGAAGATGCACTAAATGCCACTATTGCTGCCGTTCAAGAGGGAATTTTGCCAGGTGGCGGTACTGCTCTCTTTTATGCCGCTGAAAGTTTGTTAAAAACCTTACAATCGTTATCTAATGAATTAACAGACGATGAAGCGGCAGGATTCAAGATTATTTATGAAGCTTGCAAGCAACCGTTACGTGTAATTGTTGAAAATACTGGTGCTAGTGCAGATGTTGTAATGAATACACTTAAAACAAACTTAGATAAAGAAGGTAATTTAAGATATGGTTATGATGCCAATAAAGGAGTTTATTGTGATCTTGTTGACAATGGTATTATTGATCCATTGAAAGTAGAAAGATTTGCTCTTTTGCACGCTTGTTCAATTATTTCTCTATTGTTAACCTGTAATGCAGTTGTAACAAGTGAAGTTATTAATTCAGGAGAACCTGAATGATCAGATTAAATCCTCAACATTTAATTGAATGTGCTGAATTATATTGGGCTCAAAAAGATTTATACATTCATTGCAGGCCAATAATAGAACAAATAAAAAATGAAATAATTGCCAAAGAGCAAATCGGTGAATTTCAAGAGGGCAGTATTAAATCAATAGATTATGAATCATATCCTTTTTTAATTGGCGACAAAGAATATACTTTAAAAACATTTAAAGAAGAAATTTTGTTTTTAGAATCAGAAAAAGAAAAATGGATAAATGAAATAATTGATTCTTATTCCAGAGAAATAGATAATAAAATTCAAAGAATTATAGAGTGTCCTGAAAATTTCAAAAAAACAAATATATTTGCTTCGGGAATATTTTTAAATAATATTCGTGCTTTATATCAAACAAATTATGAAAAATATATAAAAGGATGGTTTTCAGATTTTGGATATAATGTAATAAACATTTTTCAAAAAGCAACAGTTGAAAATCATATACAATCTGATTTTGATAATTGTTATTGGAAAGTAATTACAACAGAAAAAGTTTTTATTAATGATAAATTTGGTTTTAGTTATCGACATCCAGAATTTTATTTCGAAAAATGCTCCAAAACAGATTTGGATTCTTTAGATCAACAATTTATAGATCAATATTTTATAGAAAAGGAAAAAGTGAAAAATGATAGGTGATAAAGTTGTAGTCGGAATGGGAAGTGTGCAAATATCACGGGAGAATATACCAGTTTATACATTGGTAACGGATCAAAATGGAAAAATACAATTTGACAACAATGGAGCTGCTATGCCAAAAGTTGCTGGCGGTGTAAAAGGTTGCTCATATGGAAGAATACATGGTGATCCTGTTAAAGTAAACAAAGCCGCTCTTGTTGGTGGAGTAACAGGAGCAGCTTTTGGAACAGAATATGTAATTTTAATCCCAGTGTATTTAGATTATTATAAAACTGTTGGCTGGTTCCCGCAAGAACATGTTCATATTATTGGTGATTTAACAAGAACCTGATCTTCATCTTTTAACAAAGTTCTAGAAATTCTTGAATTTAACAAATATAAATGCTCTTCATGTTTATCTAAAATATTTCCAAGAGCTTGTTCAATACCTCTTGTAAGAGAATTGTTTTCTTCTAGTTCATCCATCACAAGTTCAACTGCAATAACAAAAACCTGTTCTGCTCTTAAACTTTCTTCTTCTAAAGATTTACCTTTTGAAACAAAATTTAAAAAGTTTTTAGTATGTTCAAGTTGAATAAAATAATTTGTTAAAACTTTTTCATTGGCTCCAACAATTTTTTCTGCAATTACATCGACTTCATCTTCTATAGGTTCTGCAAGGCGCGCGAAAAGCAAATGATCACCATAAAACGTTTCTCCAGTTGATTGCCAATGATGAGCCGTGTGAATAATTTTAAGAGCCCTTAAAAACCCTATTAGAACCGCTAAAGATTTATAAATTTTATTTGTTTGTTTATATAAAGCAATATTTTTATCTAAAAATTTTCGAACATTAGCGGTTAATTTTTTATTTTCATATAAAGAACCTTCAAGTATAAATCTATTTCTCATAAATCACAACCTCTTTTATTGATATTAATTATACTTATATATACAAAAAAAGAGGTTTTAATATGCAATATCCGGTTCCAGGTCCAAATCTAGTAGCTGAATATCAAGTGTCTGGACTGCCATATGCTACATCAAGTGCCGGTGGAGTTGTTAGATTCCCATTTGTCACACAATGGGTTTACTTTCATCCAACTGGAGGTGGTACTGTAACTATTGGCTTCACTGAAGCAGGACTCAATTCAAGTAATTATTTCACTATTCATCATGCTGATGGCCCGACTCCAGTTTTTCACTGGAAGCTAAAAGAAATTTGGATTTCAGGTAGTACCGAAATTGTTGCAGGGCTTACAATGGTGCCGCCAAATAGAATGTGGGATTATGTCCACCCACCAGCCTCTGGTTCAATACATGGTTTTACAGAAAACGCAACAGCTTTTGGTTATGAAGGGATTTGAAACTGTTATTATTCTTTTATATTTAAAATAATATAACAATAGTTTAAAACAGCTGCTGCTGAAGTATTTATAAGTATTTCATTGTAAACTTCTTTATAATGTTTGCAAAGAGTTTTATTATAAAAATAAGGTACATTTGAAACAACAAGAATTTCAAATTCATTTACAATGTCTGTTAAAAGTTTTAAATAATTTTCAAAAGTGATTTTATTTGGAGATGTAATAATTTTATTTATAAATGTTGTTAAATATGAAATATTAGTCGCTATTCTTGGTAAAAATGTTTTGTTGGTTTTATCTTTAAAATAAGAATTGGAAAAAATTTTTGATATTTTCAATAGTTTTATATGAATATTAATAATCTCTTTTTCATTTTTTCTTATAGTTTTTTCATTTATACCATTCAAAAATTCTGGTAGTTTTGTTGCTTTATCCATTTTGTTCCACTCTTACTCTTTTAACATGAACTCCAGACAATTTCAATATTGAAATTAAAATTTCACCAGCAACCATGTTATCACACAAAAAGAAAAAAGAAGGAGGCCTAGAAGTGTCATTATTTCCTGCATCATATACAAAATCCTTTAAATTATAAGTGTCCACTAAAAATTTAGCTAATGTTTCAAGTTCATCTGGATTTTTGTGATATATAGTTATTTCCTGTAACTCCATGTTTATATAATATAATAACAACAATATTTCATTA